CCATATAGTGGGAAAAAAACAAAAAAAAAAGGTTTAGGGCGTTGGTTCGCAGAAGAATGGAAGAATCAGCGCGGAGAGATAGGATATAAATATAAAAATGATGTATACCGTCCAACTAAACGTATTACAAAGAAAACGCCAACAACATTTAAAGAATTAACAAAGAAAAGAGTGAAACGTGCAAGAAAAGAAAAATATAGAACAGGTCGTGTTAAAAAATTTAATTAATAATTAATTTAATATAATTATAATATAATGGATACTTCAGAAAGTAATATTGTTAATATTGTAATTGGTAGTCATCAAAATGCAATTGCTTGTTTTTTGACAAAATTTGGTCTAGGAGGTTCAAATCAAAATGGTTTACTTCTAGGTTTAGAACAAGAATCTTCTTTAGTTAAAAATATTGCAGGACAATTAAAAGGAAATTTTAGAAAATTTGCAAATGGTTGCGTAATAAAATTAGTTGTAAATACAGAAAGTAGAATGGTTACAATAAGTCTTGGATTTGCAGGATTATTTAATAAACCAGAGAAATCACAGCAACCATATTCTTCAGAAACAATAACATTAGCGGATAGTAGTAATTATGAAACATTTATGGGGTTAATTTGTCCTGAACTATTACAAAACAATAATAAAATATTTAATTTCTACTTAATTAGACATGGTCAAGGTTTACATAATGTTTCAAGACCAGGTTTTGCACCAAATGATGCACCTTTAACCGAAATCGGTAAATTAGATGGTTTTGCTGCGGGTTTATGGATAAAAGAAGATTTAAATGGAGGTAATATTGATTTATTTTGTTGTTCTGATTTATTACGAACTCTACAGACAGTACATTTTTTAAATAAAGGATTAAATTATAAATTAACTGTTCCTGAAACAACACCAATAACGGTACATGTTTTACCATCAAATTTTGAGATTAATGATGTTTTAGGAAAAGAAGGTGAAAAATGTTCATCATTTGGAATTGTTGGTGCAAATAGTTTTGGTTTATCAGTTAAAACAAAAGAGAATGCGCCTTATAGTTTTTATGATTGGAATTCAAGAAAAAACAGTAATTGCAATACAAATAATGTAAGCAATGATGCATGGGAATTCAAAGATTTTGCAAAATTAAAAGAAATTATCAATGATAAACTTGAAAACAGGATACAACAACTTACGGATAATTCTAATTCAATAACAAATCTAAAAGTAGTAGAAGAAATTAAATCATTAAATGAAATTAATTCAAATTCATATATAAATCCAAGAGTAAATTGGGATACATATAAAGATTTTTGGAATACTGCATATGTAAAAAATAGAAAACAAAATACAAATATTTGTAAATCAAATAGAAGAGATTTTCGAAATAATAATCCAGGTAATCTTCAAAATAATATAAGTGATTCAAATATGATACGTGATGCAATTAATATATATCAATTAAATAATTCAGAACATGTAAATATTTTAGAAAATGAAAATAATTTAGAAGAAGATAAAAAATTTAATGAAGAATATGACACTGAAGAATTGTCAAAACAATCCATATTACTACGAAGTAGACGTCCAAGTATAGGAGGAAATAAACAAAATATTAAAACACGAAAAAGAAATAAAGCAACACATCACAAAAAGAGAAATACTAAGAAACATAAAAGTAAAAAACATAAAACTAAGAAACATAAAAAAGATAAAAAAAATAAAAAGAAATCTAGACGTAAATAAAAATACAGTAAACTATTACACCTTTGAACATTTAAAACGCCGACCTAATCCAAATATTTTTTAGGTTTTCGCTTTCTTGTTGATGGTCTTTTTACATATTTTTCAATTCTATCATATGCTCCTTTTATTAGATTTTTATAAATATGTATTGGTATTTCATCTAATACATCTTTTACATTTTTAACTAATTCATCGTATGTTAATCCTTTTTTTACAAGTCTTCACTTGGTTTTTTGAATGGGATAAATAGTATTTAAGTGCTGATAATTTATAATCACTACTTTTATGTGTAGGCATTATAATATAACTTGATTAAAATATAAAATTGATTTAAATTAAATTAATATAATTAAAGAAATCAATATGCCTTCTGAACAAACAACCAGTGAAACAGAAGTTGTAGAACAAGCAGATAAATCAAAAAAGTTTAAGAAAGAACTTGAAACTATAAGTAAAAATTGGAATTTTCCAGATGATAATTTGAGATTATGTTTAAAGAGTTTAAAGAAACGTAAAGCTCGAAAAGGTTGGAATTGTCTGCTTCGTAATTTTAGAGTATATTTAAAGAAACACGAGTCTTGTATTAAAATTCAAGCAAATTGGAGGGGATATAATTTGCGTAAAGAATTTAAAAAACTGAATGACAATTACACTTTTACAATTCTGAATAGATGTTTAGATAAATATATATCTGATATAGATTTTAATAATAAAATAAATTTGCTTATGTCACGAAAAAAAAGAAGAAATGAAAATTTTCCATCTGATATATCTGAAAATATTGCTAAACTTGTTATATTTGCTAAATATGGCATAATGCCTTGTTGGGACACCAATAAAGGAGATATTATTATTAACAAAACAGGAATTTTTAAACAAATAGAAGTAAAAGGTTTTATGTCAACAGGGCCATCATCATTTGGACCTAAAGAAAATTGGGATTTATTATATTTTGTAGATGGACAAGATTTCATAAATAAAAATTTTAAAGTTTATGAAGTAAAATTATCGAATAAAAATGAAATTTTTAGAAATATTTATATTTCTAAAGAGGAAACATATGGAAATATAGCTGATAGTAGTAGAAGACCCAGAGGATGTTTTTATAACACATTTAAACCTCAACTGGGTTGTCATTGTAAGTTAATATTTGATGGTCATATCTCTAAATTAGATAATTCCCTTTAATTTATTCACGATTAGATTTACTACTGGAACTGAAACTGCATTTCCAGCCAATTTATATAACGCACTATCACAAACATCTGGAAGTTTATAATCTTTTGGAAATCCTTGTAAATTAAAACATTCTCTTGGAGTTAATTTTCTGATACCCTTATCATCTTTTAGAAGAGGAACATTATGTCCTCCTTCACCCATATTAGCGGTTAATGTAGGACAGCAATTACTCTTATTTTCTCTTACATAAAATCGTCTATATTGATAAAGGACATTTTCGGATATATTTTTAGTAATTCCTTTTTCTATTTCATCAAATACTTTAAATCTATCCGAATAGTAATATTTATCATCAACATTTTCTTCTAACATATCACATATTTTCCCTTGTTCTTGTTCTGGAAATTCAAAGTTAAATTTATCATATTTTTCTTTATCACGAAACCCTATTATATATATTCTTTCGCGATGTTGTGGAATATTGGTAATCTTATTAGTATCAAGAATAGCAGTTTTTATATGATAACCTATTTCTTGTAATTTTTTCTCAATAATTTTATATGTATTTCCTTTATCATGTGATTTTAAATTTTTAACATTTTCTAAAATAATTATTTCTGGATTGTGTTTTTCTAAAATTTCTACAATTTTCCAAAATACATTTGATCTTTTGTCATCAAACCCTTTTTTCTCACCAGCTATACTAAATGGTTGACAAGGGAATCCCCCACATAAAAGATTATGTGAAGGTATATCTAATACATTCATAGTATTTAAATCTTTAAGAGTAAATGTATGAGTCGGATTATTTAGTTCATAAATTTTTTTGGAACATTCCATCATATCATTTGTAAATACACATTTGAATTTATTACTTTTTTCAAGTGCTAATGTAAAAGCACCTGTCCCTGCAAATAAATCAATAAAATTAAACTTATTATCAATAATTTTCATATTTTTCTTCTTAATATTAAATTTTTCAACTTCTTTTGGTTGTGGATCTTCCATTGTGTCTGTATTAACATTTACTTCTTCATTTTCAACAATCAATTTTTTATTATTTAATTCTTTTAAATTTTCTTCAACTGCATTATCTACAACTTCCTTAATTTTATCAGCATTGTTTTCACATTGTTCGCATGAATATTTAACCATTTTCGTTACATGTTGTTAATAATTTTATTTTTAAATCAATTTTATAAATTAACTAAAATTAACAATTTCTGTTAACTCACTAAATATTAGAAATTCGGCGTTTTAAATATTCAAAGGTGTAATAAATAATAAAATTAATTTATAAATTAAATATTTATAAATTAAATATTTATAAATTAAATATTTATAAATTAAATATTTATAAATATAATGATAACAGATGAAATTGATGCAATAACATTAGAATATTTTTTGAATAGAAATAAATTTGATAATGTTTTAAACAGTGATAGTAAAAATAGTAACAATGTCACAAGTTTAAATGACAGAAAATTTTATAGAAAACGTATTGTTCAGTTGACAAAAGATCTTTTTAAAAAAGATGCTCCTAATAATTCAGTAAAAGATTCATTTGATACTTATATTCGTTCATGTATTGCATATTTTAAATTTATAGATGCAAGTGATGTTATGCAAGAAGAATATATAGATATTGAGTTTCCAAAAGATTTAGAAAATACTGATATGAATGATTCAGTAAATCCAGATGAGTTATTGTATAATAAATGTGAAGAGATAAAAACATTAGATAATTTTGTTAAAAAGACAAATACTAAAAAAAATAAACAAATTTTACCACAAACAAAAAAAATAGATATAAAAAGTAATGAATTAAAAATAAAAGGTATTCGTAAAAATAAAAAAGAAAAGAAAAAACAAGATAATACTAATAATGAAAAATAATCTATTTATATATTAATGGTAATTCGATATAATAAAACAATTAAAAAAAATCAACAATTAAGGAAAAAAAGACAAAAAAAGACACAAAATAAAAAAACAAAAAAAAATATACAATGTAGTCCAAAACGAAATAGTTTAAATTTTACATGTTATTCACAAAGATCATTACATCGCTTAAAGAAATTTTGGAATGCACGTCATCCAGATATTTTAATTAAAACGAACGATAACGTTGAAATTTGGAAACAATTAAATAATAATTTATCAAATATTTGTAATAATGAAAAATGCTGGTTGCAACAAAAATTTATAAAAAATCATTTAGATCGTGAATTATTAAATTATACATTTGCTCCAGATGCTCCAGAAACATGGAAAAAAAATCCAAATACGTGGTTGAATAGTTTAGATATAGAAAATGTTATGATACAGTATGAAAAAGTATATCCAAATTTTGAATTTATAGGTCCAAGTCCAATTGATTTTGATACAAAAAAACTATATGGTTCATGTGTATGGGATGAATTATGCAAATTTAAACTAAGTGAAAAAATTAAACATGGAATTGACAAAATTGGTGTGGTATTTAATACTGATCCACATTATGAGCCTGGTGAGCACTGGATAGCATTATTTATTGATATTAAACATAAATATGTATTTTTTTTTAACAGTACTGGCGAAAAGATTTTACCTGAAATAAATAAATTAGTTAGACGTATTATTGCACAAGGTAAAGAGTTAGATATAAAATTAAGATTTATTCAGAAT